GTGCTGAAAAGGACGTTCTTGTCTATGAGATTAACGACATCCTCTACTGTGCAGAGCACTACCGTGATGTTACACGCCAGTACCATAGAGTTCAGTCATGTGATTTCTGTGGGAACACTCCTGCGGTACGCGACCCAAATCATCGTCGCAACGAGTACCTATGCTGGAAGTGTCATGAACAAACTGGATTCACCGTAAACAATACGGTTATCAAGCGAGCTATCGTTTCGATGGTTGACAGGTACATACACCGCGGTCCTCGTACTAAGTGTGATGCCGCAGGATATGGAACCGCCTGCGACGATAACGTCAAACCTCGTGGCCAGTGGGGTGGAAAGTCCCTCTGTGATACTCACGGCAAAAAGCCGCCAAAACCCAATAAATCTTGAGCAGTCCTAAAACTGCCCAAATCACCACAAACAAACACAATGATGAAAGGAACAAAATGTCAACAACGACAATAACTCCAGAGCAGGCAGCCAAGATGTATTCCGACGGAAAGTCCGTGGTTGAGGTTTCACTTGCGCTCGGCATCACCTACGGAAAGGCTCGCAAGCTCATCGCAGCTAGCGGAACCGACATCCGTAACACGTCTGATCGTCTAAAGGGCAAAACCCGAAAGGCTAAGTAAATCGTGGACCGTTTTATCCTACGATTACAAAACCTTGTGTGGCCAGCTGTGTTATCAGCCGTCCTTACCGGTTTTACGGTTCTAACTGGCCTTCTAGCCCCGGATAGAGGCAATTTAATCCTAGCCCTAGGGTTATCCGCGGTAGCGATGGCATGTCTAGCCCAAAACGCATAGCACACCCGTCGCGCACGCGTACTAGAACCCGTATACGGTCTATCCGTTCTTCCTCTAAACCTGATATAATTAACCTATCAGAACGAGAGGAGGTGGTAATAATGCCACTGCATGGACTAGTCCACGATAGCCCAGTTATTACCGCTATCCAAAAGACAACACGTAGGGGACGAAAGGATGCCGTCCGCAGGGAACAGGCCGTACGAGAAATCGACGCCAGTATCTATGCATACGGCAAGTTATTCCGAGGAATAGCCCGAATGTTCAATATCCCTATAAAGTAAGATTAAGGAGTAATCGGGCGCCTTCGGGTGCCCGTTTTACTTTCAAGTGTGGTATAGTTATACCCAGGCAACCCTGCCTACTACGGAGTGACGGAGGACTAACATTGTTAACCCTTCTTATCTCCGGCCCTATGCAAGCGGTAGAGGACAGACCTATCCAGGACTGAGAAGCATAGCGGTAGCAAGATCATCGGAGTAGTTAGCCGGTGCGTCCCATCCCCGACCTAAGGAGGCGAACTAGCGTTGCAAAACCTCACAATACGTGGAATAGCAATGTCGACCGTAGCCTATATTACGGCACTAACAATCGGAGTATTTGCGGTAACACTCGTCAAGAGTGAAGCTGCAAACGCTGAGGCAACACAGAGTACGGCAAAGGAAGCTGCCCCAAAGGTAGTAGATCCAATTGACGTAATCCGTGAATCAAAGGAGTTAACAGGCGAACAGCTTACTTATCTTCTAAGAGAAGTTGGTTTTAAGGGCCATGCTCTTAAAACTGCGTGGGCGGTAGTGATGCGGGAATCCCGTGCACATCCAAAATCCCACAACAAGAACGCCAGCACTGGTGATAACTCATATGGGTTGTTCCAGATAAACATGATTGGGTCACTCGGTGAAGTACGCCGGGAGAAGTTCGGTATCCTAAAGGATACGGATCTACTTGACCCACTAGTAAATGCTAAGGCAGCTTACTTCATGACAGCCCAGGGGACTAACTGGGGCTCATGGGGACTAGGCCCTGACGCATATGACGGTGATGCTATTGAACCTGCGGTAACAGTATGGTTCGACGACTATGCCGCTCTAAAGTCAAAAGCCTAGGATAGGAATATAGTTATGCCTATGAGCGAACAAGATAACATCGAATACTACGACATTGACGAGTCGGTACCAGAGGTACCAGCTCCTGTCGAAGAACCTATTGCGGTGGTTGAGGAATCAACACCCGAGCCTGCAGTTGAGGTCGAAGAAGTAATCGCAGAAGAACCTGCGGTTGCGGCAGAGATCCCAGAGGCTGAGCCTGTAAAGGCTAGGGAAGAAAAGGTAGCCGTTAGCGGCGAGGACGTGGACAACGTACTCCTAGCTAGCTGCATCTACAAAAACATGTACTCACGTAAGTCACTAACCGTACATCACCTACAGCGTCGCCTCCTTGAGCTTGGCTACAAGGAAGCAGACACTGACAAGGATGGTTGGCTAGGCGATGAAACTTTGGCTGCTATCAAACAGTTCCAAAGGGACAAAGGTTTACCAGACTCTGGTAACTCGATTGACGCTGACACATTTAATAAGATCTTCCAGGGAGATCCACACGTACGCGTAGTTCTATAAACTACATTTAACCCCAAGAAGGCTGGCATCTACCAAGGTGTCAGCCTTTCTTGTTTCTTACTACGTACTCTAGGTACACGTATCTACTTCACATGTACTTCACATAAAAAATAAAAGTAGTCCTTTGCATCTTGGTACTTCTTGCATCTCGCTAAGAATTTGGAAAAAATGTTGGAGACGTTTTCAGGAAGGTCTCTTTCCATACGTAACCCTTTCTCACGTCCAAGCCATTTTAACCAAAAGGTACTGCTTCTGCTGATTTTGTACATCATCTTATAGACGCAAAGTTGTACACGTCTTCGACGAAAGATGATACATTTATGCCATGGCGCATACACCCGATCTTCCTAGGAGCGAGCAGGAGTTTCTTGCCACCCTCTCCAAGGAGCAACTGTGGTGTCGTGTACGTAACCTGTCCGACGCGGGCTGGACCCTACAGTCCATCGGAAATGCGTTTTCTCCGCCGCGAAGGAGAAGCACTATTCGAAGTTGGGTTATCAAGGAAACGTCCCAGTTCGAGTTCATCACCGCGACCCCTGTTCCACCTGAGAAGAAGATAGTCTCAAGAAGAAGGCGCCTTCCGTCTCCTGGGATACCTCACGACGAGCAGTTGCGTATTGCAAGACTGTCACCGCTGGCACGACGCTACCGCGCACGCACCAGCAGCACGTCCGCTTCTTTCACCGCGAATCAGGAACTAACAAGTATAGCAGGACATCTTTACAACAAGGGTGTTACCGTATCGGAACTAGCCCGTGCCTCAGGAGTTACCTATCGCGCGATGAAACGTCGAGTAGATAGGGCACTTCAATGAAGGTAGTTCATGATTTCTTCCCGGCGACAATAGTTGCGGTTGCGCCAAGGATCGTAGAGGACTTCACAACTGTAACGACAAACCGTGTGGACGTGCCAAACGGCAACATGTATTTCGAGCGCGTTCGCGTTGTTGTCATGGAAAAAGACGACGGTACGAAGATACTCATGGTTGCGGCTGATCACCACACCGGACCAAGACTTATATTTTCTGAGCGGCTCTCCAACTTTAACTGGTCAGGAGACCGAAAGCTTGACTCCCAGGCTCTAACCGAGTCCGGGAAAATTATCGCCTTCCGATACGTCCAAGGTTGTAACTGCGGCAGCAGACTTCGATCCTGGAGCCCGTATCGGACCATGGACTCGATTAAGGACCCCACAGAATGAAGCTAGACCTATTTCAACTTCAGTACATGTCACTTCTCAACTTCACCATCCTTACCCTGTTTGTCTACCGTGTTACGCGCGCGATAGTTTTTGACGAGGTATTCTCACCGTTGCGCGAGTGGGTGTGGTCCCACAAGGCACCTGAGGATTCCTACGTCGGTTATTTCATTACCTGTTCGTGGTGCGTCTCTCTATGGGTTGCGCTCCCGGTTGTGTTTTCATACGCTCTATTTCCAAGTATCACCCTACTAGTTGGGTGTATATTCGCCCTATCAGCTCTGGCTGGACTCATAACTGCGCGTTTGGATCAGTAATGACCCTGCGTTCCGTTAACCAACGACGAGGAGTAAACTAGCGTGCCTATTTTTTCAAAGGGCGAAACACCTAAGCGTGCGCCGCAAGGTCGCCGTCCTCGTCAACGCCGTGCAGGCAACGCTCCAGCTACGATCCAGGTAAACCCACAGGTTCTTAACGACGCTACATACGCGTCATCACTTCCGTATTCTTCACCGCGACCTATGACAGCCGCCGCGGCTCTTATCCCGCTGAACGATAAGGGCGAGGTTGAGCGCTTCAAGCAACGCCGCACCGGTGGTTCATCCGACTGGCAGTCAGAGGCCTGGGAATACTACGACGGTATCGGTGAAATTAAATATGCCTTTAACCTCGTTGCATCCGTCGTCTCACGAATTCGTCTCTACGCGGCTGCGGTTGATAACCCCGCGGAAAATCCGGTACCTGCTCGCAACAGTGACCTAGTAGATCCACGTCTTGCCGAGGCAGCCGAGCGCGTAATTGCGCGCCTAGACTCCGCTTACGGCGGACAAGCTGGGCTTTTACGCGACGCCGCGTTAAACTTATCCGTATCCGGTGAGTGCTATCTCGTCCAGTTCCCGGAGCGCAAGGGCACAGGACTTGCGGAGTCATGGGACATCCGCTCGACCGACGAGCTGCAACTTGACGCCCGCAACAACTACATTATCGTTCCACGCCGTGACGTTCTTAGCTCCGGATCACGTGGTCCTTCATCCGCGATTAGTCTTCCTAAGTCCGCGTTCGTCGGACGCATCTGGAGAGCTCACCCACGCTACTCCGAGGAATCCGATTCATCGTTGCGCGGTCTACTTGACCTCTGCTCTGAGCTTCTTCTCCTCAACAGAACGTTTCGTGCGACAGCGCGCTCGCGTCTAAACGCGGGCGCTCTCTACCTGCCGGACGGACTTTCTGTTGCCGCTTCACCAGATCCTGATTATCCATATGATGACGAGAACGATCTGAATCCAGGCATGACTGCCGAGGAGGCAGCGGACGAGTTTGAGGATCAGCTCATCGACGCGATGACAACTCCGATTCGTGACGAGGACTCCGCTAGCGCGGTCGTTCCACTTATCATCCGCGGACCTGCGGAACTTGGCGACAAAATTAAGCAGTTTAAGTTTGAACGTTCTTTTGACCCTGCACTTGCCGAGCGCAGTGATAGAGTTCTAGAGCGTATCCTCCAGGGACTTGACGTTCCTAAGGACATCGTCACAGGTTTGGCAAACGTTAAGTATTCGAACGCACTCCAGATCGACGAAGCCCTCTATAAGGCTCACATCCGTCCGGCGCTTATCGCGTCAGGATTTACCGAGGAGGAAGTTAAGCGCCTCGTTATCTGGTATGACCCATCACAGGTTGCAACACGCAACGACCGCGCGATGGATGCGGACTCCGGATTTGACCGCATGGCAGTTTCATTTGAAACATGGCGCCGTGCACACGGGTTCTCCTCGGCGGACGCTCCCGAGGCGAAGGAAGTTGCGATACGCATGCTTATGGAGAAGGGCACGCTCTCTCCGGAGATGACGCAGGCAATGCTTGCCGCGATTGCTCCCGAGGTTACAAAGGCAGCTACCGCCGCACAGCAGGCTGACTCCGTCGCACCTGTTCCACCTGAAATTCAACAGATACTAGAAAACGCGGCAGCTCCTGTCACGCAGGAACCTGCAGAAGAACTACCAGCAGCTTTACGGGAAGGCATCTAACTAAAATGGAGCAACCAAAGGCCAATAAGGCAGATCTCGTAAACGCCCTAGCAAGCGCCCTAGCCGACGCGGTAGTTGTCTACCTCGACGCGCAGGACGTAGCCGCGGAAGATACATATAAAGATTCACCTTATGACAACGCGCCTATGGTTGAGCAGCTTATGGATGAC